ACTGAATCAATAATAACATTAAATGAAATGGTGCATCTTAAATTATGTGATAGGTCGCTCTGCTTTGGTACACTGTGATCCATCCAGGCCGGCCACATTAATAAATCACTTGTAGTTGTAGTTAGTGAAAGGTTTTGAGCCCATCTCGTGCCTAGTCCGAATTTAGGATGCCAGCTATAAATTAATGACTCTAAAGGATTTTTAAACTCTATAGGTACAGAAAGTTCATCCATATACACATAATAGGACCCGGCAAATAAAGCATTGCTATGGGCGTGCCAGCAATGATGGTTATCTGCCCCGTACAGGTTCCACCAGGCGTGTATTTTTACTTTAGGCCATTTACCTTGAGGTATTACAGTACTGTAATAGGCCTTACTGGACGAGTAAATCTTTTCTTTTAGCTCGCTCCAATCAACCCCTTCCATTTCTTTACCTTTATCGAAATAGGAAGTATACCCGTGTCTGCCTGGGTCTTTCTTTGCTCTAGCTTCTTTTATCTGATTATAAAGATCACTCTTCTGTAGAGTAATCTTCTCGTGGAGTAGAGGTATTGGAAATAGATCCTTCATCTTCACCGTACATAAATTCTTTCTTAGCAGCGTCATCAATCTGTTTGAGTAAATCCTGAGTAAAATATTCCTCTGGATTATCATATACTGTCTTAGCAAAAGCTTTAGTCCCGTCCGGCAGTTCAATTCGGGTAGAGACTTTTTTTACTATTCCATATTTTTCTGCCAGTTCAAGTAGCCCGTAATAACGATCAAGCCCCTTGGAGAACGATAGTCGTACTTCTACGTCCTTATTTTCCTTAGTTAATCTAGACTTATATAATTTCGCTTTAATAATATTCCCTACTACGTCAGTGCCATCCTTATCTTTCTTTTTAGTCAGCATACAGATAGTAGAAGCGGCATACTTAAGCCCAGTGCCGCCGCCCATTTCCTTCATTGGTATATAAGCACCCACGACATCATAAACGTGGTTGGTAACCAACATAGGAACTCTTACCTTAGCTAGTTTGAGGGTTAGTACTCTAAACGTAGCTTTGATAAGTTGTGCCTTTGTCATGTCGCGAGTTTCTTTACCTTCAGCGGTGTCTTCTAGCTCTTTAGTAGTAGATAAAAGGCCGAGTGAATCAAGAACAAACATCATCGGAGGACGACGATCTTTAGATTGTTTCTCATAAGCATCAATTACTTTTAAAGCATGGTGTCGAAAATCTTGAATAGTGTTAGGCTCAGCAATAATAACCCTGTTAGTATCAATACCGCGCTTCTCCATCATATCTTTGGTTACAGCAGCTTCAGTATCATAATACACTACACCAGCATTGGGGTTATTAGCTAGGAAGTTTTGAACAATACCTAATACGAAGAAAGTTTTACCAGTTGCTGATTCACCGGCAAAAGCAGTTACCTTATTATTAGGTACCCCACCGTAAATAGAACCACTAATTGCAGCATTTAAAATATAAGAACCGGTATCGATAGTGCCAGTAAATTCAGCACTACCAGCGCCATCAGCAGCTATAGCTGTATCTTCATCCTTAATATCTTCAACTAAATCACGGAAAAAATTACTCATTATGAATCTCCTTTCGGATTATTATATACCATATATGGGTATAATTCAACTACCATTATAAACCTTATCTAATGCATCTCTAAACTGCTCTATTTTTTCGAGCCGTTTTGGCCAGAATATATAATCCTTTTCTGGGTTTTTAGCCAGATTGTTTAGGAGCGGCATTATCATATTATATAACTTATTAAGTCTATCTTGCGCGTCGATCGCTTCTTCTGTAGTTTGTTCTAGATCAGCTTTAGCTTGTTGAAGAACATCTAGTTCATTTTCATCAACAACACTAAAACCAAAATCGAAGTTGTAATCTGAGTTAGCCAAAGAACATCTCCAGTGTGTGCTGTTTCTCTATTCGCCATCCTATAGAATCAGTTATAGTTTTAATTGGCTCGAGAAAAGACTTCTCAAATTGTGTATCATAATCGATATATGTATCTAGGCCAAGTTGTTTAGGTAAGGTATTAGGAACAGCTATTACATTCTCTCGTATTGGGTTAGGCAATCTAAGATAACAAAACTTAACCTTATCACCCTCTTGTACAGGAACAAATCTATCTAACTTTCTTTCCTTAATTAGATTATTGAACATTAATGCTCCACGTACGTGTATAGGAGTACCTTTAGCGTATATTGAACTTGCATCCCTATACTTTGCTAGCCCTTTACAACCTCTAGGAAAAGCTACATCTTCAAACGGTAGCTTTTTAAAATCTTCTTTAAAGTTACTTATGAACTCAATTAAAGATTGCTCATCTTTATTCATAATAACTGTTAACGCTTTTTTAATATTATCCCTGCAGGCGGGAGGAGTAGATGATCTGACAGCTTCGATACCCATAATCTTAAGTTTAGGTTCTTCGTATCTAACCCCTTCAGAATCAAATACATTCATAATATATCGTTTCTTGGCAGTCCATATGGCTTTGTTAGCGATGTTTTCACGCTTCATAACCATTTTATTTTCTGTGGCATTAACATACATAGAAAGAGATTTATAAGACTTTTCAATGATAGGTTCAATAATGTTTTTGCACGACTTATCGATAAAGTCAATAATCTTGTCAGTGTCTTCGCCGTTGGGGTATAGCTGTTTTACAAGACCGTCCAGAGTAATATAGATAGAATCAGTATCGATAGCTAAAACATAATCTACATCTGTTGTCTTAAGAGTCTTGTTTAGCCAGTTATTAAGAGCCTTTTCAATCCATCTAATGGATAACTGACCGGACTTAGTAATTGACTCTGCAAACTTTAAATCAAACCAACGAAAGAATTCATTACCTAGTGCACCGTAAGCGCTATTAAGCTGAATCTTTTTAGCTAGTTGCATATTATGACATCGAGCAATCTCTTTTAATAGGGTTGGATCTTTTGTTTTCTCGTATTGCTTTTTTGCATCAAGCATTCGATTCTTCCATACCACGCGATCATCATACATCTTCTGCATGAGTGTAGGTAAGAATCCTTTATAGTCCCTGTCATACAGATCACCTGTAGCAGCTATTGTAACACTCTGTTCTTGAACTGTATCTTTTACTTTATCCCAGGCCCCTTCGATTATATCTTCGATAGATGGTGTAATACCTATCTTTCCCTTCCATGTTTCCGGGGAAATATTATACTGCATAATAAGGTGTGGGTATAGTGAGTTTAAATCGAACGATACAACCCAGTTATGGATTCCCACCTGAGGATCTTTTACATAGGCACCTTCTGCCTGTCTTTCTTTATCTGCCTTTTTAAATTGGGGTACAACTATGTTCTTATCTAAAAGATAGTTGTGAATAATTAAGTCCCACATTCTAACCGAAGTAAACGTGTCTTGGTAGTTTACTTTAGCATCGTAGGCAATAGCTAATACCTGCTCAATAAGTTTAAGTTTATCTTCTAACTTCGCTACAAGCTCGACGTCTTGGATGTTATAGTCGATAAACTTTTCCCAGTCCTTCTTATAAAGATCAAAAAGGGAATCGTGTTCAGAGTAGTCAAGCTTCTTTTGCCCTAGCTCAATATGCGCTATGTTATTAAGACTATAACTGTCGCGCATTACGAAAGTAAACTTTCTATAAAGCTGCATATAGTCAAGCACAGAAACGCCTACAGGGTCATATACCTGGTGTTCGCGACCGGCAATAATTACTTCACGCTCCCGTAGCGCGTTAAAGGGCGATAGCTTGTTAGCGTGTTCCTGCCCTAACACGTTAGTTATTCTATTAATGATATAAGGAATATCGAAGAACTCTATATTCCAGCCTGTAATAACGTCTGGATCTACTGCTCTATAGCAGTCGATAAACTTCATTAATAATTGAGCTTCATTCTCAACTTTAATGTAAGTCACCTTATCACTCTTAGGCATATATGGTTGTCCGCCTATAACAACGAACATATCTTTATACTTAAAAGTAATAGCTGTTATTTCTTTATCTGCCTTTTCGATAGAAGGAAACCCTTCGTCGGCGGCAACCTCAATATCTACATTGAGTACTCTGATTAAAGTGGAGTCGTATTGTATCTCTCCTTTATACTTATCGTTAATATACGTGTAAGCAAAGTAAGGAAGCCCGTAGACAAAAGAATTGCCCACGTCTTTTCGACTCTGTATGAATAGATTAGCTTCTCTGGGAGTATCAAAATCTAATCGCTTTACGGCTCTACCGTCTAGAGTCCTATATTCTGTTGGTCCATTATACGGGCCGACAAACAAATAGGGGCGGCAAGGCTCAGTATAACTGAAACGCTTGCCGCCGTCGTAACCGCGATGAAGTATTTTATCACCACGAAGCTGAACGTTAGTATAGAACAAAAACCCTCACAAGATCAATATTATAATAGGGGTTGTTATTTAAATCAAGTACCAGCGTGTAGAGCGTGATCGGTATTATTGGCAGTGTAGAGAGCTACTCTGTCTCGTACGTAAGATAGTACTTCAGCTGTTAAAGCTTCGTTAGGTACTAAATCAGTAAAAGCACCTACCAAGAGATCGTTATCATTTGCTAGTACTGCTGTAACTATTTCTGGTGTAAGTGATCCTTTAAAGAAGTGTACGATAGCCAGAGGATGCTGCAAGAGTCCGCCTAACTGATTCCACTGCTCTGCACCTACAGCAGCTGTAGCGCCTGCTACAGCGCTGGTGATATTCTCATCATGAGCTTCTGGATTAAAATTTTTAATCTCAGATCTTAAATTTTCTAATTGAACTGCCATAAAAACTCCTAAGGTTTTTAGTATTTATAATAAGTTGCTATTCAATATAAAATATCAGTAAAGACAATTACAGCCCAAAACATAGCAAATACTACTAAAGGTATAACAACAATTGCCCAATCTATAAATGTGTCTTTATCTATTTTCATAGCTTAAATTTAGATACAGCATTAATGACTGCAGCAATTCTACCTATATCACGAAGCTGCTCTACACTGACACCTTCTTTCTTAAGAACATCATAATGGTTCTTAACGCAAAAATGACACTTACCTACTATAGAAGCAGCAAGCGCATATGACTCAAATTTTACTTTAGTAGTGCCACCATGGGAGGCATATGCGTTCATACGTAACTGAGGTGGTAGTCCTTTGAGACTAGGATCACCAGTCATTTCTACATACGGGTACCAAACATTATTCATAGCCATTAAAGAAGCAGCTGTAAGAGCAGCAGTTCTATCTTCCTCTAGCATGAACGGTTTGAGCTTCTCAACAAGTTCCATATTACCAGAAGCGAAGGCTGAGGCCATTGCCACTCCCTTGACAGTGACCTCATCCAATGTGCTTCGGTTGATTACATTATCTAGATTTAGGTTGATGTCTTTAGCATAACCTGGAACTAGATTTCGTATTTCGTCAACCCAACTCATATTAAGCTGCGTTCAACGTTGCTTCGCCTACTTGACGATTGCACTGGCATAGTTCACCAGTTTGGAGAGCATCAAGAATACGAAGTGTTTCATCGGCATTGCGTCCTACGTTAAGATTGTTTACTGTGACGTGTTGAATTGTATTCTTATCGTCAACAATAAAGGTAGCTCTCAATGCAGCACCTGCTTCATTATTAAACACACCGAGCTGTTCGACAAGGCTTTTGCTTGACTCATAATACTCATCATAATTGTTACGATGTGTATCAGCAAACATCCAGCACTTAGTCTCGCGGAGCTGAGTATGGGCGTTCTTCCACGCCAGCTTGCAGAATTCATTGTCAGTAGACCCAACAAGAAGTACTGCATCACGCATTTCAAATTCGCTGTTAAGTTTATCATATGCTAAAATTTCTGTAGGACATACGAATGTAAAGTCCTTAGGATAAAATACGATAACTTTCCACTTACCCTTAAAGTCAAAATCTGTAAGCTTTACAAATGCGTCTTCTGGAGTAAGGGCACCGGGGCGAACCCCGGTGATAACGAACTGTTCTAAAACATCACCTACTGTTTTCATTATTCACCTTTTTTACAATTATTAAAAAGATAAGCCTTGCCAGTTCTCATTTCTGTATTAGAAAGATACCCGTCATTATCTTTATCTGCTTTTCTAAATAAATTCATGCTTACTTCACAAGTAGCAGTCAATTCATTATATGATACTCGACCGTCATTATCAACGTCAAATAACTTTACTCTATCCTGCGCAATAGCAGGGGCAGCTAAAAACGCTGCTAACAATACAAACTTTTTCATTTATTAACTCCTGTGTCTTCTAAAAGCAATTCCTTTTGCGTAATAATATTAATCTTCTTGGGCTTCCTTTCCTCAGGAATAACAACACTCAAGTTAATAGTAAGTAGCCCGTCTTCAAACTTGGCGTTATCGATAACCACATCAATGGCAAGTCTAAAAGTCTTTACAAATTCTTTTGTAGAGATACCTTTGAAAATATAAGCTTCGGACCCCTCCTTAGCTTTACTGCCTTTAATACATAAAACATTGTCCTTTAATTCTATATCCAAATCTTTCTGCTTGAATCCGGCGAGCGCCAATTCGATAGCAAACTTGTCATCAGCAAGTTTTAGAATGTTGTGTTTTGGATACTCGCTTACAGTCGTAAGACCAGCGATACGTTCAATATCGTCAAAAATAGAATCAAAACCAATAAAACTTGAACGGGGGAAATTTAAAGATACCATATAGCCTCCTAGTAATTAAGCAAGGTATAAATGCAGCCGGCCAATTCCGCGCTGCGAAATTATTTATATTGTAATTACTTAAGGCCTAAATGGCAACTTATTTTTTTTGCCAATATTATATTTGGCCACTAGTTCCCATTCATTTTTCTGAGAGAATGGAATTATTTTTATTTTAGATATAGGTGCGAGTACAGCTTCATCTATAGGATTTACTAGAGTGACTAGACCCCATTCCCCTAATAACTTAGCTATTGTATTTCTACGGCCCTTGTCTTCCTCATTAAAGTCAGTAGGTTTGCCGTCAAGAGCAAAAAGCTCTTTAAAATGAACGATATAATACTTTCCCTGCTTATGGAGTATATGACAAGATTGAAATAGAGTTTGCGTCTTTCTGGACGCTACTCCAATCCTAGTAAGGGTTTCTTTTACTTTTAGAAAATCGTCGTTAGTTGATAGCTTAACTTCAACCATCGATCCTATAAGGCCATCTTGATCCATACTTAACCACCTTTTAAGAGACTCTTTGTAATTATTTTTAGTTGTTCATCGGTGAGCACTTTTGCATAGTCTAATGCTTTTGCATGACTACACTTATAATACTCCATTATGACCTCAGCATAATCAAGTTTCTCTCTCTTATGCCACTTACTAAATCTTTTTCGAGGCCTTACACTATTTATGTAATAGTCATATGCGAGTCGGTGGTCGATAAAAGGTCTTAAGTTCATTTCATTGGAATAAAGAATTGTGTCAGGAAAATAAGACAACCCTTTATTAACTAAGAAAGGAACATACTCCTTTTCAGCAATCTCATCATTCATTAGGTAATCTTTAGAATGCGAGATTGAATTTATAAAATCAAAAACGTTCATTTAAATTCACAGTTGACCATTATCTCAGCCAGACACGCTGAGAGATTTATTTCTTGATCAACCACAAATGCCGATTTATATTGATAATCAGCTAATGTGAGAATTAATTGTGGTACTGATGCTGCAGTAAAAAGTTCATTAGCATTATCATAAAACTTTCTAAGTATAGCTGATACATCATTATCTAAATTTTGCGCTACCCACTTACGTACATTAGTAAAATTCTTACCTCTCATATGATCGATAAGTTCCTTAATTGTTACTTCTTCTATATTAGATAGTATACCCGAATCAATAGATCCGGACACACTGTACCGTTGAAGTTCGTTTAGTACTTTGCGCCAGTCGGGAAAATGTTTAGTGATAAGAGCAGCAATAACTTTCTTATCAAACTTTACACTTTCCATCTCAAGTATTGTACAAATACGATTAAAGAAAGCACCAGCCAAAACAGGCTTATCACTATTCTTAATAGTGAAGTCTATAGTAGAACATCTGGATTGAAGAGGTTGAATAATTCGGTTTTTAAAATTACAGGTTAAAATAAACCCGCAGTTAACCGAAAACTCTTCCATAAAATTGCGAAGAGCAGGCTGGGTTGAATTAGGATAAGATAGTCGGCTTCATCTAGTATAACATATTTACGGCCACCTGAGAAAGAAACACTAGATGCAAACTGCATAATCTCGTTACGTAACGTATCGATATTACCGTTCATAGAACCGTTTATAACTATATAATCACAACCGAGCTCTTCAAGGATGGCCCTGGCAACAGTAGTCTTACCGACACCAGGGCCTCCACTAAGCAGCAAGTTAGGCACATTTCCTTTTGCTACAAACTCTTGAAAGGTCTTTTTTAGATCAGACGGTAGTATAGCGTCTTTCAGCACTCTAGGTCTATATTTCTCGACCCAGAGAAACTCTTCACGAATCATAATTACTCTTTAGAATAGCTAGAACTAGCTTCTGTTGCGATATAATACACAACTTTTGGCCCATACTGATTAGTAGATGTAAACTTAGCGATACCCTTTGCAGTTACCTGCACAAGATAATTGTAATTGATTAATTTAAGGTTTTCAACTTTAAATACAAATTTGAAATCACCATCGGCATCGCCAAGAGTACTACTGTAGGTGTCAATAGTAGGGTTGGATGAGTCAGTAGCGCTAATAGATATCTTACCGTTCGAGCCTACTAAGGCTATTTCAGGTAGCCCCATTACGCTTGCTGCACGAAGAACACTTTGTATTTCCTTCCATAGAAGTTCAACTGTAACATCCGGCTCAGGGAAATCAATCTTTCTCTCTGGCGGTGCTACTATCATCCTTTCATCCGCAAATGTATACCCTAAAGATTTACCATCTTGTTTAATTACTATTCTATGTTCGTCAAAAGATAATTCAGGGTTATCAAACAAAGTTAATACACCGAGAAATCTATTTAAGTCGTAGATAGCACCCTTAACAGGAAACGTTTCATCTACTGTCGCCGTACACAAAATAGTCTTTTGTGTTGAAATAGTTGATACTTCATTGCCCGGCTTAAATAGAATTGACGGATTGATCTGGGCAAAATTTTTAAGCACACTGAGAGTGCCTTCACTTATCTGCATAATATAATTCTCTACTTATTTTTTAAGTTTTGATTCGTCTGCTGTAGCTGCCGCACCAATAGATGCAAGGTCAGCCAAGCTACCGCCAAAGATATAAGTTCCTACATGCTGCAGTTGGAACCATGGGCATAACCATACTTTTAGTCCAATCTTTCTCGCCCATTGACAGAACATATAATCTTCTGATAGATAACGATTAGAATACTTAGATGTAACTAGGCCGGATCTCTTATCAGCAACGAATGATAACAATTCATCTTTAGTTACATTTGGTTTATCCTTATAGAATTCCTCTAGCTCGGCATGAATGTTCTGCCACTTATCATCAATAAGTGCATCAAAGAACGCCATAATTTCTCGCGATCCGTCAAACTCTTTAGTGCGTACATGGTCTGGTTTGTACATAAGCTGAGGGTATGCATCGCGGAACTTTTCTAGAGTCTCACGACGAATCATCATGAACCCTGTACCGCCCTCTAATACTTCCTGAGGCTCGTCCAACCGGATACTATTTCTACCCTGCGCAGGATTAAATACATAATCACCGACAAATCTATCTAGGATGTTAGGATTCTCATCTGCTACACCTTTATCAACGGCCAGCTTAATCTTCTCCCACGAAATACATTTCTTAGGATAAGGCCCGCACATAATATCAAATGGCTCACCATTATTAATATCCGGGTGCCCGTCGATCATAGCCAACATTGCTAGAACGTCTTGCGCATTGAATCCAATGTCAGAGTCAATAAACAAAAGGTGTGTACTGTCACTTCTCATGAACTCATCAGCGCAATAATTTCGGGCTCGGGTGATAAGTGACTCATTGAACAGGTAATAAAATTTAAGCTCTAAGTTATGAGCTCGGAACAAAGCAGACAGGTCGTTAGTTGATTTGCAAAACATACCTGCGCACATGCCGCCATACATAGGTGCGGCTACGAATAATTTCTTTTTGCGAATTTCTTCGATCTGTACTTTTAGTTCCATTTTATTCTACCTGTAGCTTGACCATTACGAGCTCAGCAACCGGCTTACCAGGCTGCAAGAAAAGCTCACCACCGTTAACCATAACTTG